CCAAAAGAAGAAGAGTAGTCATGGCAGTCAGGACCACAGACGCAGCAGTTAAGGGGATCATCGAGGTTGACGCTACGATCTCAACCACCCCGTTTATCGAGGCTGCGAGTGCTATCGTAGATGACGAGTGCGTCGACTCTGGCTACGACTCGACGAGACTAGAGCTAATCGAACGTTGGCTCTCTGCTCATTTTTACGCGATCCGCGACAAGCAGGTATCGAGCGAGAAGGCGGGTTCTGTTGGCGAGGTGTTCCAGTTCAAGCTAGGTCTGAACCTGGCAGTGACTATGTATGGTCAGATGGCTATGCAGGTCGACACACAGGGAAACCTGGCGAACCTGAGTAAGCGCACTGAAAAAGGTTTCAGCAGCGGAGCCAAGGTTGTTTGGCTTGGAACGGAGCCACCCACGTAATGGACGAGTTTCTCATCAACGCGCTGCAGGGAGTAGTGGCTAGTGGTCCAGTCGCTATCCTCCTGATGTGGCGACTCAAAAAAGCAGACGACCGTATCAAAGACCTTGAAGGTCAACTAAAGACGGTGAACGCGGATCAGACGAAATTTCTCAAGGGGCTTGCAGGAGTTGAGGAGTAACACATGGCCGCGAAACCGCCAGAGCGAATCAACGGTAAGAAAGACCAACTAGAGGAACTCAGGCAAAAGGCCAGGACGGTCTATATGAGCGACCCTGAGAGACTAAAGCGAGTTCGAGCGCGTGCGAAGCAAGAGGCACGTAGGACGCTCCTTGAGACCAAGTGCATCACAGAAGAGGAACTAGCTGCTCTGGAAGAAGAAACCACCTAGTGGGTATCATCACCAAGATGCTGAAGCAGACCGCCGCTTATTGGCCTCCTACAGGCACAGATAAGCGCGGTCAGCCTACGTTAGGCACACCCATCGACATCTTGGTGCGCTGGGAGGACAAGACCGAAGAGTTCATCGACCCCGCGACTGGCACACGGCAGATGTCGAAAGCTATCGTCTACGTGGACCGCGACGTCCTGGTGCACGGAGTCCTCTTGCTTGATGGTCTCACTAGCACGACTGACCAAGACAATGCAAAAGCGAACGACGGAGCGTGGGAAATCCGTCGATTCGAGAAGCTGCCGACCTTACGGCAGACGAAAGCTCCACTAAGGACTGTTTTCCTCTAATGGCTCGCGACGCACTAGGTCGGTTCCTCCCTGCGGGAGTTGAGATCTCACTCACGGGCTCTGGTCCGCGAGTAGAAGGTGTGTCCAAGGTTCTGCAGAACCTAAAGAAGGCGAAATTCGGTCTAGGTCGGGAACTAGAAAAAGGTCTAACACTCGCTGGCCTTTTCCTTCAGCGCAAGAGCCAGGACGTGGTGCCTATCTACACAGGCGCATTGCGCAACTCGGCTTTCACACGCAAGTCAGGCGAAGGACTCAGCACCGAAATCCGTGTTGGTTACACACAGAACTACGCCATCTTCGTGCACGAAGACCTCGAAGCTCGTCACGCACCAGGCAAGATCGCGAAATACCTAGAGAGGCCAGCCAGAGAAAATAAAGACGAGATCAGAAGGATTATCTCGAAAGCGATGAGCGGGCGATGATCAATAACCCACCCGCTGACGTGATGGCGGAATACCTCGTTGCCCAGGGTCTCTTCACTGACCCGAGCAAGGGCAAGGCTTGGCCCATCTATCTCACGCACGAGCCAGACGCACCGACTACGAAGGACGACGTGGGAACGATCTACGACACCATCGGTGTCAAAGACGGTCGAGTCATGTCGGGGGAGAACATCTTCCACTTTGGTATCCAAGTCCGTGTGCGAGCACAGCAGTATCTCGACGGCTGGCAAAAAGCACGAGACGTCGTTGCTGACCTGGAGACCGTAAAAAACGTGGAGGTTCTCGTTGAAGAGTCGGTCTACACTCTCGTTAACATATCACAAACCAGTCAGGTTCTCTTCATCGGGCTAGACGAAAGCACGAAGAGAAGGAACCTGTTCACTGTAAACTTTTTGGCGACTTTGAAGGAAGTGTAATCATGCCACGAATCGACGACGGATTTTCGACCACTATTGACTTCGCGCTAGACAGCGCGGTCCAGTTTTTCGAGAAAGAGGTTCAGCCACCTGGCCTCGCTTCTGGTGGTGCGATTGATACCACCACGATGCTCAACACCACCTACAGGACGATGGCTCCTAAGAAGCTGATCACCCTGACTGAGTCTTCGCTGGTCGTGGCCTACGATCCTCTCGTTTACAACGAGATCATCGCCATGATCGGAACGATCCAACAGATCACGATCACCTTCCCAGATGGAGTGACCATCATCTTCTTTGGGTGGATCGACGAGTTCACTCCTGCGGCGCTGGTCGAAGGTGAGCAGCCAACGGCCGACATCACGATTATCCCGAGCAACCAGAACGTTAGCCTGGTCGAGACCGCTCCGGTCATCGCGTAGTAAGAGGGAGCAGTCCCTTATGCGGGTAAGCGCCAACCCGCATAAGGGAGTCAAGAAAACGGCGTAAACCAGGGAAGAAAAAACGACATGGAAGAAGTCAGGCTATCACTCAAGCGGACGACCGTCAAATACACTCTCGAAAAAGAGGACGGCAGCGAACTGGTGTGTCTCCTAAAAGAGATGACCGGGCCAGATCGAGACGCGTATCTAACGCGACTTGCTCAGCGGATGCAGTGGAAAGACGGAAAACCCGAAGGCATGAAGAACGTCAGCGGGATCCAGTCCTACCTCATCGAACTGTGCCTCTACGACGAGACAGGCACTAAGAAGGTCAACCCCAAGGTGATAGCCACTTTCCCTGCGCAGGTGCAGGACCATCTCTTCAAGAAGGCGCAAGAGATCAGCGTCGTCGAGGACGAAGGCGAAGAGGACGACGAGGGAAACGTGTCAGAGGTGAAGAGCGACAGTGGTTCCGACTAGCTTCTCACCTACACATGTCCAAGCAGCGATGTCAGGCCGAGACGACATCTTCGGAGTTCGTAAAGTGGATCAGGTATCTTGATGACGAGGTCAACGCGTTCCACCGTGAAGACTACTACTGGGCGCAGATCGCGGCCGAGATCAGACGTGGAAACGTCAAGCATCCAAAGAACGTCAAGGTAGGCGACTTCATCATGACCTTCACGACGACGACGAAAAAGAAGGCAGAGAAAAAAGAGAAGGCAGAAGGTCTAAGCCGCGAGGCGCGGATTGCGAGATCGAAGAGTTTCTGGAGCGCGTTGGCAGGTAAGGAAGTCTAATGGCGTTTGAGACTGTCCTAGGCGACTTGCTCGTCAGACTAACGGGCGATTCCACCAAATTCGAAAAGATGATGGAGAACGCACAGCGGAAAATCGAGAAAAGCTCTAAGCGTCTCGGTGCAGCTGGCCGTCGCATGTCTCTCGCTATCACAGCTCCGCTCGCGGCCATCGCTACCGCCAGCGTTAAGACCTTCGCTGATTTCGACGACGCGATGACCAAGTCGACCGCCATCATGGGTGACGTAGCACCTGAAATGCGCACTCGCATGGAGGAGTTAGCTAGAGAGCTTTCGCGCAATGGAGTAACGAGTGCTACCGACTTAGCTAGTTCTTATTTCTTCCTGGCTTCGGCTGGTAAGACCGCAGAGCAACAGTTGGCTACCTTGGCGACTGTCGAAAAATTCGCAGTCGCTGGCGCGTTTGATATGGCTCTTGCTACTGACCTCCTTACCGACGCACAAAGCGCACTCGGTCTTGCGTCGAAGGATACTGCGACTGACCTAGAGAACATGACGCGGGTGTCCGACGTCTTGATCAAGGCGAACACCCTTGCTAACGCGTCGGCAGAGCAGTTCGCAAAGTCGCTGACCACTAAAGCTGCGGCGTCGCTGAAGCTCCTGAATAAGGATGTAGAAGAGGGTGTCGCTGTCCTGGCCGCGTTCGCAGATCGAGGAATCAAGGGGGAGCAAGCTGGTGAAAAGCTCTCTATCGTCTTGCGTGACCTCCAGGGTGCGGCACTTAAAAACACGAAGGTATGGAAGGCTCTCAACCTACAGACGTTCGACGCGACTGGGAAGATGCGGCCTATCGCTGACATCATCGAGCAGCTAACTACACGCTTCAGTGGCATGTCGGACGAGCAGAAAAAGTCTGCTGCTACGATGTTAGGCTTCAAGGACCGCTCGTTCTCTGCTTTGCAGACGCTACTTGGCACGAGTGACCAAATTCGCAAATACGAAGTTGCTCTTCGTTCTGCAGGCGGTATCACAGACGAGGTCGCGAGGAAGCAGCTAAAGTCGTTCTCCGCTCAGATGAAGATCGTGATGAACAACATTAAGGACGTTGGGATCGAGATCGGCAAGGAGCTAGCGCCTGTCCTTCGGTTCGTTGGTGAGAAGATTAGGGACGTTACAAATTTTTGGCGTAGCATGTCTGCCGAATCGAAGAGGTTCGTAATCGTCGTCGCAGCTATCGTGGCTGGTATCGGACCCATGCTCGTCTTCATGGGCGTAATGCTGTCGGTCGTCTCCACAGCCATTACCTTCTTCGCTGGCCTCTCAGTCGCAACCCTGGCTTGGGTCGCTGCACTCGCTCTTGTACCACTAGCTATCGCTCTTGTCGTCGACGCCACGACCGACGCGAAACTTGGCGTCCTCGATCTGGTGAACAGCTTCCGCATTAGCGGAGTAAAGATATCGACCTGGATGGAGGTTGCAGCACTTAAGATAATTAAGGTGTGGGAGAGTTTCAAAAGTGCGACACAGCTTCTGCTACTAAACATCGAGAAGTTCTTTGCAGACGCATCTGCTAATATGGCTTTGCGTTTCCTAGGAGCGTTCCGTAAGGTGAGGCAGGCGTTCGTTAAGTTCATGGACTTCATTACTCGCGGAGCGTTTAGCCAAGCTTTTGGTGATGCGATTGCAGAGCGTGCAAAACAGACTCGGGATACTCTTGAGCAGATAATGGATGGGACGACAGCACGCCAGAAGCAATTCAATAAAGACACGGAAAAACTCATTAAAGACCATATAACTCTACAGAAAGGGTTAGATAAGGAGTTAAATAAGCTATTTGCTGACGACGAAAAGGAGCTACGCGAAACAGAGGCGCGAGCAAAAAGCGAACTCGAAGCAAAAGAGCCGAAGGTTCCGGGATTGCCCGATATCAAGGTTCCTGAAATCGAAGGAGCCAAACAAGAAGCCCAGGACCCGAGCACGCAGGCTTTCCAGGCTATCAGTCTCAAGCGCTTTGCTCTGAGCGGTGCAGGTGGCCTAGGTGGGAGTGGGACGAAGAAGGAGCAAGACGTCACAGATAAGAAAGCTGCGGCTCTGTTGAAAGAGTTGGTCGCGGTCACCAAGAAGAAGACAGTAGCGACGTTGGGATAGCATGACTACCGCGAAAATAGACCGTGTTGACTTCGTAGAAGCGCAAGAGATCCACGGTGTGATCGTACGCCTAGTGCGGCGTGCACGTGTCATCGAGATACCGGACACGTCTTACACAGCGCTTTTTACTGCGCTAGCCGCTGCGGGGGTACCTGCTGCAGACTCGACACTCGCAGGCGCGTCGAACCTGACGCTCACCGAGAGAAACCCCAGTATCGTAGAAGGAGACCCTGGCACAGTCGACGTCGATCTCATCTACACCAAGTTCGACAATAAGGGTCAGAGTCTCGACGCTCCCCCACTTGGCCTCATGACTGGATCTGTTCGCGTCTCGGTCCAGCAACTTTCTAGAAACACTGATATCGACGGACTCGCGGTCTCGGTCGAACACACTTGGCCGAACGACGACCCCGATCACCCAGGTGAGATCGACGTCCAGGGTGGCGAGTTTCAAGCACAGGTTCCACAGAGAACCTTCACAGTAGAAGGGTTCAAAATCACTAACAAGCCGTGGATCATCGCTAACGCGATCATCGGACGGGTCAACAGCGGCACGTTTTCAGGGGAGCCGAAGCACGAGTGGATGTGCGTTGCAGCTAATTGGAGGATCGCGGACAACGACGTAGCGTCGAATCGCTACTTCATGAGTTTCGAGTTCCAGCACAACTCAGACACATGGAACCCTAGCGTCATCTTTATTGATCCTCGCACCGGCAAGCCTCCTGTCGATCTGATCCAGGACGTCGGTTTTAAGAACGTGCGCGTTAATCCAGAGGCGAACTTCGAAGCGATCCTAGGTGTAAGGGTGCAAGGCGCGTAATGGCTGGTCCCCCTATTGATATCCCTCCTTTCCGGGTGGGACAGAGGCTAGAAGCCCAACATCTTAATCAGATAGTTGATGCCCTCCTACGTCGTGTGCAAGGCAGTCCTGGTCTCGATGTTCGTTCTTATCGTGGTCAGCTGATTTTCACGCTCGTCGGTCAAGATCCACTAATAGCGACCAGAATCCAGATGCAGGTGCAGAGTGATCAAGGTGATTATCTGATCTGTCGCACACTCGACGCGAACGGAGTTGTTGGACCTGCCGACATCTTCGTGCAGAAGCCGTGGGTCCTAAGACGCACACCGTTTGAGAATCTAACCGTGAACGGTGTTGCTTATACCTACTCTGCTAATGGTACGCGGGAAGCGGACGGAACAGAGACGCAGAAGATCACGCAGGACTACTTTTTAGGTGCAGAGATCATGGTAGAGAGGACCAACGTCTCTATGCTTATTTCTCCTGGCGTGTTTACAACCTTGATTGACACCAACGACTCCAGTCGTGAATGGTGTGAGCCAGAGTAATGCCAGGCGTCACTCCTACAAGATCAGATAAAGGCGTCAAGCGAAGATCTGCTAAAGGTGTAAGGCAGGAGTTTGTTGATTTACCGCCAAATACTTTTACTGGTGGTCCCGATCTGATCGACGGCGGAATTGTAATCACGGTTCCAACTCTGGAGGTTCGTGAGTTCGGCATCTTGATCGAGACCAGGGTCAACACGGACTTGGTTGTGACGGTGCCGGGCGAAGGTTTCGCAACGATCCTCCGCGCCCTGCTCGAACAGGGGTTTGGCTACGCCGGATCGGTGCTAAAGTTCAAGCTCGTCACCGCGCCCTGGACTCCGGTCATTTCCGACACCTATGCCAGCCAGACTTGGACGCTGTCTGGCACCACCTTCAGCTTCAACGCTGCCCAAACCGGGGCTCCTAGCGGCACGGACCCCTATGAGATTGAGTCGTCCATTGCCGCTACCGGATCAATCACAGATCAGACCGTTTACGGAATAGTCCTCTTGAAGAAGGAGAACCTGATCGGGTCGGACTACGTGATCGTGGCCATGCTGGACTACTCTTCGGACCCGATTGTCATTCCGGCCGACCCAGGATTTGATATCAGATTGATCGACACCAACTTCGAGATTAGCCTGTGAAACTTACCGGCGAGTTCAGTTTTCGAGCGGTGCTTCCTGACGGTGAGGTCCGAGAGTGGACAGCGACCAACACGCCGACCCATGAGGGCATGTTGGAGATGCTCAACTTTCTTATGCTCCAAGGACCGGCGAGGACTTGGGACATTGGGTTCGTGGATATTGCTGGATTCACAACTGGCTACGCGCAGACAGACACGGAGGCTTCGCACCCAGGGTGGGTCGCCACCGGCCACTCGGGGCAGGTTTGGGACTCGACCGTCGCAACGGTCGCCGGGGACAACCTCTCTGCGAGCATGGTCATGACGCACACGTTTGAAGTGCCCTTCGGTCCCAACGACAGCCGAGGTGTATACGTATTCGACACCTTCGGTGTGGACGTTCTGTTTGCCACGGCTGATTACAATCAAGGTCCGCAACTCATACCTGCTGGGACTGAGATGACCACGATTTACACAGTTACGTTTACTTAAGCCATAAAACCACGAAGGAGTGAGACATGGCAGGCGTGAGGATTACGGCACAGACAGTGCCAGTTCCGACAGGAGTGACCAAGAAAACACTCCTACAGATTTTGGCTCCGACTAACCAGAAGGTGAAGGTCCGCGAGATCAGTATCTCCTTCACTGGCATCAGCAACGTGGGTGTTCCGATCCTCGTCGACGTCGAGGTGCAGACGGGTGCAGGCACAGGCGGTGACGTCTTGACCCTGAAGAAGATGAACCCAGACGATAGTGAGACTGTGCAAACCACAGCACTTTCTGACATCGACACGGGGGATCCGTCTTCAGGCGACAACATCATCGGTGAGCACGTGCACCCACAAGGTGGCTACACGTGGCAGGCTCCGTTCGGCGGTGAGATTATCGTTCCCGGTGGGAATCGTCTTGGCATCGCAGTCACCGCTGCAGCGAGTGTCAACGCCAAGGTTCGCATGGTCTGCGAGGAGTAATCCCATGACCCATCTTGTTCCGATCAAGGTCAAAATTGGTCTGCGTGGGGACGGCCATGCAGACCACCCGCCTTTCAACGCGCTATCGGAGCGCGTTCGTAGCGGTATGGACTGGTCTCACTACATTGACACCTTGGCTAGCGAAGGCTGGTTCTACGACAAGAAGTGTGGTCACAGTGACACGGATGTTCACAACGATGAAGTTCCGAACGGTCACGAGCATGAAAACAACGAGATCGGCTGCCAGTTCGGCTGCCTGCTCGTGCCGGAAGCTTTTGCGCTCGCGGCAGTTTCAAAGTTCGGTGGGTCGCCTTATTTCATCGAGATCATCAGCGAAGCATCGTTCGAGTCTTTCTACGACGAACGAGCCCACGCCCATGAGGACGAGGAGGTGGTCGACACCATCGCGTTGGAGAAGATCAAGGCGCGGATCGACGCAGGAGATAACTCCCAGTCGATGAAAAACAAGCAAGCCAACGCGCTGAACCGCGACCACCCCGAGAAGGGAGTCAAGAAGAACCACCGCAAGGGCTACGCGAACTACAAGACTCATCGCGGGATCGAGATTCGGGCTTCGGAGCGTAAGCCTACATGAAAGTCCTAATTGCCTGTTGTAACGGCAAGGGTTGGATTCACAAGAGCGTGATGTTCGCTGTGATGAAGATGCTCGGAGATACGCGGGGTAACACCGTCCACTTCATCGCTCCGACTCACACGCCTTTGGTCAATAACCAGCACCGTGTGGTTGAAGACTTCTTGAAGGGAGACGACGACTTCTTACTCTTCGTAGATGACGACAACCCTCCGGTGCTGGACGGTGGGAAGAGCCCACTCGACCTGGTCGAGTGGGATTTGGACGTCGTTGGTATCCCCACTCCTGTTTGGCATAGTG